GAGCAAACAGTTAGAGGGCAAAACTGGGTAATAGAAAGATGTATGCTATCCTTTGACTTCTCAGGGGTATCGGGTACGATAACAAGTCTACATCTAAAACTTTACAAAACATCCGGGTATACCAATTATAAGAATATAATAGCTGTAAAGAATACTAACACATGGGGTTCAGGTCTAACTGCACAATTAAGTACAAGTGATTATAATGTAGATTTCACTACACCCTATTCAGGTGTATTTAATATGGGACCTGGTGGAACAGGAACTGCAAAAACAATAGCCCTTAATAATGATGCTAAAACAGATGCTGTAGGAAATAGCAACTTTAATATAGGTTTATGCGACTATACTTTTGACTATTCGGACCAAGAACCCGGACTTACATTAGCAACTGTTTCTGATTTTTACTACAACAACTCTTCCTACTACCCAAGGATTGAATATACTTTAGATACAGGTTTTGGGGAAATAGTAAACGGAGTAATAGCAGCTAATATGAATAAAATTCTAAATGTAGGAAGATTAAATGTAGAGAAAGTAATAGATACACCCTATACAGCAATACCATTTTGCAATCCTAATTGGGATATAGGGGACATCACCACCGGTGATTCTAAAGATATTACTTCATTTATAACCGGATCAGCAAATGGTGCACAAGTCCAACCGTACGTATCAGCAGGCGGTATGAGGATGTACATTCCTCAATACTCCAGTAAGAGAATTGTACAAATGAGTATAGCAACCGCTCATGATTTAACCTCTACAATTACAGCTGTTGGAGCAAGCCCATCACTAAGTAATTATTTTGCACTTTTTCAATTGGCTAATAATGGAGAGAAAGCTTATGTATCACATAATAATTCCAACAGTATTGTCGAATATAACCTTACGGCAGCCTGGGATATAACTACTATGTCAACTAGTGGAACAACATTGAATTTAGTAATGCCTACCGGCGAATCCTTAAGAGCTTTTCACTTTAACTACTTTGGTACCCGTATTTATGCTGTAACATCTAAAACATCATCACCAACATCAGTAAGTGTATTTGAGATACCACTAAGTACTGGTTTTGATATATCAACTGCCGGTACTCCGACTATAAACAATATAACTACTACAGGCCCGACCTCAATACCAAGAGCAATTTTACCGCTACATGACAACTATAATGATTACTACATAGTAAATGGCGCCGGCACCGACGATACCCTATATGTAAACGGTGTTACAAACGCTAATTACGATTCGCAAGCAAATGTACCGGGATTAGAAGGATCTCTTGGCTCAACAATCGACGACTATTACATATACTACGTTAAGAGAACTGGACTAACTAATAACTACACATGGACACTCCATCAACTAGATGTTAATATGAATTTCTGTAGTCTACCTTAATAAAGTAGGTAAGGTTGGTAGTTAAAGTTATTTTACATATATTTATATAAAGAACAATAAACTAAAGTTCAACACTTAATAAAATAAAATATGAATACTTACAATTGGGACTGTAAAACAGTAGATGTACATCCTTCCGAAGGAGGACAGACAAACGTTATTTATAACGTACATTGGAGAGTAACAGCAACATCTGATGCTGTAGATGCAAACGACAACGCATTTAATGCAACTAGTATTGGTACACAAGCTCTACAATTTGACTCAGAAAACGACTTTACAGCATTTGACGATCTTACACACGCTACGATTATAGAATGGGTAAAAGCAGCAATGGGAGAAGAGCAAGTAAATGTAATCCAAGGAGGATTAGATTCACAAATCACAGAATTACAAACTCCAACTTCAGTTACTCTAGTAGTAGGAGAATAAAAATAAAAAAAAACAAAATAAGTAAAATAAAAGTTGTAGAACTAGATATTAGTTCTTATATTATATAATATATATAATTTAATCGATTAATTTAAAGTTAAAAAATGGCAAATCAAAAGTTATCAAAAGAAGAGTTAGGAAAGATTGAAGAAATCCAAAAAAGAGTTCAAGCTGTAAAAGTTGAATTAGGAAACGTAGGCCTAGCAGAAATAGATTTAAAAACTCGTAAGGCTAACATCGAGCAGTACTTAACAGAAACACAAGAGCAAGAATCTGCTGTAGTTAAGGAGTTAGAAGAAAAATACGGAAAAGGATCTATCGATTTACAGAATGGGGAATTCATTCCAACAGAAGAAGTAAAAGAAGAAGAAGTAGTAAAAGAAGTAAAGTAAATTCATAAGTTTATTAAGATTATTAAGAGGGGGAGGTTTTGTACCTTCCCTTCCTATTTATATACAAATAACTACCTGTACATTACAGGAACGGTTTACAAAATAAGCTGATATTTATAAAAGACATTTAAATAAACTTCATTAAACATGGCAGAAACAATTATCTCTCCAGGTGTATTCACAAGAGAAAATGATATTTCATTTATTCAACCAGCCCCTGTAACAGCAGGAGCTGCAATTATCGGACCAGCAGTAAAAGGACCAGTAGAAATCCCAACATTAGTTACCTCTTATGGTGAGTATGTAAGGAAATTTGGTACTACTTTTGCATCAGGTTCGAACTCTTATGAATTCTTAACTTCTATCGCAGTTAAAAATTATTTTCAACAAGGTGGTAACTCAGTATTAGTTTCTAGGGTAGTTACAGGATCATTCGATGCTGCTACATCGACTACTATTAGTAATACTACATCTACTACAGGTGTTGCAACAGCAACAGGATTCGTAGCTAGTTTTGCTCAAGCAGACGATACTCAACAGTATATTATTCAAGCACCAGACGGGACTGAATACAACTTTACAGCAATTGTAGGAGATGTACCTGACGATATTCCATCGGCGAATCAATGGTACTTCTCTCCAGGAGCAGATGCTGACGAAACAGTAGACAACTTAGGAGCAGCAATCGATGGAGCCAATATAGCAGTAGTACATGGAGATAATGCAACATCAGACACACTACAACTAGACGGTAGAGTAGCAGGAATAGCAGCTAACGGATATATACTTAGAGTAGGAGATGCTGCTGGAAACGATCCTTCAGCAACTGCAGTAATAACTTTAGCAGGAGGTACAGAAACAACATCTACTACTACAAATTCATTTATACTATCAACTTTAGGAGAAGGAACAATATACAATAATGCAACTAATGCTAATAATATCCCACAAAATTCTGATAGCTCACTAGTTAATGGTAGTTCGGATAACGTAAGATGGGAAATAAGTAACGTAAATAGCGATCTTGGAACATTTACATTAAGCATTCGTCAAGGAGATGATAGCTTAAAAAATAAAATTGTGCTAGAGACATTTAATAATGTATCTCTAGATCCTAATTCTCCTAACTATATAGAAAGTATTATAGGAAACCAACGTCAAGTATTATCAACAGACGGAGATGGTTCAAAATACATTTCTACCCAAGGAGAATATGTTAATAAATCTAACTACGTAAGAGTACATTCAGTACCGGCACAAACATTAGATTACTTAGCAAACGACGGAGTAACAATCAACACAGATTCACAAGGAGTAAGTTATGCTAGTTCTCTTCCAATAGCACAATCAGGATCATTCTTTGGAGCAACTGGAGGACATTTTGCTGCAGATAGACAAGCTAAATTTTTCGGTGACATAGACGGAATAGATACACAAGGTTTAACCGCAGATTGTTATTCCGATATTATATCAGTATTGGAAAACAGCGACGATTATATATTTAATATTATTTCAGCACCAGGATTAGCTTATAACTTAACCGGTCATGCTACAGAAATAGACAGTATTATATCTTTAGCAGAGACTAGAGGAGATTGTATATCAGTAGTTGATTTAGTAGATTATAGCGTAACAGGTGAAAGTACAGTAACAGGGCAAGCAACAGGACTTAACAGCTCTTATGCAGCATCATACTGGCCATGGTTACAAACTAAATCTGCAACAGGAAGAAACGAATGGATTCCAGCATCAGTTGTAATACCAGGAGTATATGCTTTTACAGATAATAGTTCAGCACCTTGGTTTGCACCAGCAGGATTAGTAAGAGGAGGAATTACAGGAGTAATACAAGCTCAAAAGAGATTAACAAGAACTCAGAGAGATACACTATACTCCAAAAAAGTTAACCCAATCGCTTCTTTCCCAGGACAAGGCATTTCAGTATTCGGTCAAAAAACTTTACAAACTAAAGCATCGTCTTTAGATAGAGTAAATGTAAGAAGATTGTTAATTGAATTGAAAAAGTTTATTGGCGATGAATCAAGAAACTTAGTATTCGAGCAAAACACATTAACAACTAGAAATAGATTCTTAGCTAGAGTTAATCCTTACTTAGAGTCAGTAGTACAGAGACAAGGTCTTTACGCTTATAGAGTAGTAATGGACGACACAAATAACACTGCAGACGTAGTAGACAGAAATCAACTTATAGGTCAAATCTTTATTCAACCAGCCAAGACTGCTGAATTCATAGTACTAGACTTTACAATTGAGCCAACAGGAGCAACTTTTGCAGGATAAATTTAAATTAAGATATTTATAATAAACAATAAATAAAAATGGCAGTATTAGATCCAAACGAAATTATGTTTAGAGCCTTCGAACCGAAGGTACAGAATAGATTCATCATGTATATGGATAACATTCCATCATTCATGGTAAAAACAGTATCAGCTCCTTCGTTTGAAGATGGGGAAGTTGTACTAGACCACATCAACTCTTATCGTAAGATTAGAGGAAAGAGAATGTGGAATGATATGGATATGACATTATATGATCCAATTACACCTTCCGGAGCTCAAGCAGTAATGGAGTGGGCAAGACTATCTTACGAATCAGTAACAGGTCGTGCAGGATATTCAGATTTCTACAAAAAAGACTTAACACTTAATGTATTAGGTCCTGTAGGAGATGTAGTATCGGAATGGATTATTAAAGGTGCATTCATTAAAACTATGTCACAAGGAGACTTTGACTGGTCATCGCCTGAAGCAGTTGAATTATCAATGACTGTAGCAATGGATTATTGCGTACTTAATTACTAATACAAGCCTTAACATAGATAAAAGCTCGATTAATTTCGGGCTTTTGTTGTTTTAAAAAAGTATTCTTCGTATATTTATATTAAGAACTAGTTTTAATTAATAAAATTTATGGAACAAACACAAAAATTCCCAACAGAGATAGTAGACCTACCTTCTATGGGTAAACTCTACTCAAAAGAATCCCCATTATCTAGCGGTACAATAGAAATGAAGTATATGACTGCTAAAGAAGAGGATATACTAACTAATCAAAACTATATTGAAAAAGGTATAGTAATTGATAAATTGCTTAAAGCTCTTATAGTGGATAAGACTATTAACTATAATGAATTATTAACTGGAGATAAAAATGCACTGCTGATAGCAGCACGTATTCTAGGTTACGGGAAGGATTACGAATTTAATTATAGCGGTACAGTAGAAAAAGTTGATTTATCTCTATTAGATAATAAAAAACTACATCCAGATATCGAAAAAGCAACTGAAAATGCTTTCAACTTTACCTTACCAACTACAGGACACGTCATTACATTTAAACTTCTATCACATGGAGATGAATCAGCAATAGATCAAGAAGTAAAAGGACTTAAAAAAATTAATAAAGAATCATCAGCTGAATTATCTACTAGACTAAAGCATATGATAACAGCAATTAACGGTGAAACAGAGAAAAAAACAGTTAGATCATTCGTTGATAACCAATTCTTAGCAAGAGACTCTAGAGCGTTTAGAAAGTACCTTAGAGACTTTCAACCAGATGTAGACATGACATTCTACCCAGAGAATGGTCCAGAAGGGGGGATAGATATCCCAATTGGGGTTAATTTTCTTTGGCCTGACGCCGTCGTATAGATTATCCGTATTTACGCAAATTCATGAAATAGTATTCCACGGCAAAGGAGGGTTTGATTACGATACGGTATACAATATGCCTATATGGTTAAGAAACTTTACTTTTCAGAAAATGCAAGATCATTTCGAAAAAGAAAAAGCCGAATATGATAAAGTAAATAAGAAATCACAGACAATGAAAGGCGGTAAAATGAAGAAACCATCCTATAGCACAAAGGCTCGTAAATAATGCGGGCCTTAACTATTTATAATAAACTCAATATATAAATGGCTAACGGAAATAATGATCCAAATCTAGATCCTAGTAATTTTGCAAGGAATAGAGAAGAGGTAACTAAGCTAAGTGAACAGTATAACAAGTTTGCTCAAGAAGAAGCTAAGAACAACGCAACTTCTTTAGATAACGCCCGTATACTTAATGCAGAACTTAGAGATATACTGGGAGTCAAGCAAAACTTAAATGATCAAGATAAGACTCTTAGAAATTTAGGAAATGAGATTGTTAAAGCAGCACAACAGAATGTAGTCGAGCTCGGTAATGCAGGAACTATAAACAGAGAAATCTCTAAAGCTAAATCACTTCAAAATAAGCTTATAACAGAGATGACCTCAATGACAGGAACTCTCAGCGAACATCAACAGGATATAGCACTACAAATAGCACAAGCGTATAACACTCAACAAGGATTATCTGCAGAGCTAGCAACGGCAACTACAACCCAAGCAGAACAGTTAAAGATTGTTAGGGAGCTAGAAAGTAAAACTAAGTCTATCGGAGTACTTACAGAAGAAGAATCAACTAGACTTAAAGAACAACTAGCTGTTCAGAAAAACATACTCGACGAAGCAAATAACAGAGTTACTCAAGCCAGAGAACTTGAAGAACATGGAGATAAAGTAATTGCAGACCTTCAAGAGTCACTTGGACTAGAAGGTAAAGTAAATTCTTCAAACGCTAATAAATTAGCTGCTACTATAGCAATGAGCAGAGCGACAGATGAGAATTTAGCTACTCTTAGAGAAGAAGAAAAGATACAACGAGCTATAGAAGATAGAATGGGTGTTACCGGTGCGTTAGTAGAAGGTACGGGTGCATTGATGGAAAGACTAGGTATGAGATCCGGTATATTTCAACAAGCCATGAAAGATGCTTCTGCAAATATGAAAGAAATGGCCGAGGAATCGGAAAGAGTAGATCCAATAACCGGTAAAATATCAAAGAACTTTTCTAAAATGGACATAATGATGAAAGGTCTCGGGACTTTAGCATCTGGATTTGGAAAGGCATTATTTGATCCTCTAAGTATGGGGTTAAAAATTCTATCTGTACTATCGGAAATAAATAAAGCATCAGTTGAATTTACAAGACTAACCGGACAAGCAGCTTATAAAATGTCAGGTGTAGCTACAGAAACTTCTACAGCAGTAGACCTGATGAAAGTAGCTGCTGAATATACTAAACAAACCGGTATAAACGCTGCTGCTATATTTACTCCTGAACAGTTAGGTCAAATAGCAGATGCAAAAGACCTACTAGGATTATCAGCTGAACAAGCTGGTAGTTTAGGTACTATGATGAAATTGACCGGACAAAGTGCTGATGAGTTTCAAGGTAGTGTATTTGATGGAGTACAAGCATTAAATGAATCCGCAGATGCAGCCATCGCACCTACTGTAGCACTTCAAGACGTATTAGGAGCATCTGACGATATTAAAGCATCACTAGGAGGGAATCCAGAAGCATTAGGTAAGGCAGCAGCAGCAGCTAGAAAACTAGGAATGGACTTAGGTAAAGTAAATGCTATAGCAGACGGATTACTAGATTTTGAATCTTCTATTGAAAACGAATTAGAAGCACAGTTACTTACTGGTAAAAATATAAACTTAAATAAAGCTAGAGAATTAGCATTAAATAACGATTTAGAAGGAGTAGCAAATGAATTAGCTAATCAAGGAGCATCCGCAGCTGAATTCGCAAAAATGAACCGCATACAGCAACAAGCTATGGCTAAGGCTATGGGAATGTCTAGAGAAGAATTAGCTAAAATGGTTCTAACAGAAAAAGCTATGGCTGATATGACAGATGAGCAAAAAGCCGCAGCTAGAGGAG